CTACTTAGGTTGATGTGCTTTAACGTCATCTCCGACATATAAAAAGAAACCGACAAGCCATAAGCCTATCGATTCCTTAATATCGATTATTATGAATATGTGACGGAACATCGACAATTAATGATATTACCGTCAGAAGCACCAAGCGACTCGTCCTTGGGAAACATCATAAATTCTCCAGCAACATCGAACGGCTCCATTATCGGTTTTGTAACACCGTTCATTTCCCTATGCCAATCTCTTGTGCTTTTATCAATAATTGGATCCCATGTTTTACTCCTCTTTCCGGACCGGACTGCTTCTTCAAACTCAGCATTGTTCCACATGGAATTTGCTTCGTTCTCCGCTATCATGATTGCCCTGTCAATCGAGAAGTTAAACGGATCTTCTGGATTTGTGAGCATCGTGTTTACGATACTGTTTACTGTATTTGGCACATGTGCATCTCTGTAGTAATCGCTTACTGATACGCCGGCGAGTAAACCCATGTACGCTTCCTGTGTTCCGAAGATTGCTTCAGTGTAGTCGTATGCATCATCCTGATACAGATAAAAAACAAGAGAAAGCAGCCCTTCAAATATCTGCTGAAACTTCTCTGCGCTGTCAGTTCTCTGTTCTTTCTGTTCCTCTGACAGGTCCATGTCCCCGAAGTATTCCTCATAGTCCATAGACCTGCGATCACGCTCTGCATCGTACAGTGTATTCAATTGATCAAAACTCAGCCCTTTGTATTGATTTGCCGCAAACTTCTTCAGGTCGGAGTCATTAGCCATTTGCATCACCGGACCTATCTGTATTCATTCCATCAAGGATGGGGCTGTTTCCGATCTGATCCGTGCTATCAGCCATCTCACGTTTCTCTGTCTGTGCCGGTGCTGTTTCCTTCTTGACCAGCGATTCCTGGAACTTCTCAATCATCTCGCGGCTATCATTCCACGCCTGCGCCACATCCGGGAACAGGTCGACTGTCTGCATAGCTACGCGGCCGTTGACTCCGGACTTGATCATCGCGATCATACTATTGGTTTTCGTGCCAAGATCGTAAGTCTTCAGCCGCGTGAAATTCGGAACAACATCTGACAGATTGAGCTTAAGCACCGGACTGTTCTCGAACCAGTTGCTACGGATCTCGATTGCTGCGAGCTCCAACTCAAGGACCATCATCTTCGAGCGACGAACAATCTGCTCTTCCTTCAGGGCAGAGTTTTCTGCCGCCGACCAACCAGAGGACAGGGACATAGCGTTTGCTGTAGAGCCACCGCCAGGATCCGTCTGGAGCGGCACGTAGCATTTCTGCAGGATCGTGTTACGTTTGCTTTCAATATTGGCCTGAACACCGCCATAATCGAAGGTGCTGGACAGAGGCTGAATCAGCGGCTTAGTTCCGTTCGCCAATGTCTTTGTCATGATCCACTGGCCAGATTTTGCCTGCATCGTGTTCCCGTCTTTATCCTTCGGGAACTCAAAGTCGTTGCCCCACCAGATTTCCTGGGTATTCTGGGCAACAGAATTTGCAAAGTCCGAAACCTCGATGTTCAGGGCATCCATATCCGGGATCTGACGTTCGAAGCAGCCCATCCTGTCATATGCCCTGACAAATTCGACGATCGGAACCATACCAAGCGGATTATATTCTCCACGATAATTACTTCTGTCAGTGTTGAACTCCCAGATGTCTTCCTTTTGGTTTCCATTTATGATCTGGATGACATTTCTGATCTCGTACCGGACATCCTTAGCAATGCATGTATAGTATGTATCGCCATTCTTCAACTTCCGGAAAGTTACACCCATCATGGGAGTTTCCGCTGTATCGTTACGATATATAACGAATGCATACAGCGGATTCGGCACAAACAGATCGAATGCAGACCTGCCATTGTTCTCACGCTTCACATCGACCATCTGATAGCCAATGCCACAGATTTCGACATAACGTGCAAGCTCTTGGTCCTTTGCGAATGCCGACTCCGCATCATTCATCTCATTCAGGATTGAAACAGCATCATCGTCTGCAGCCGGCTCATTGCCATTCATGTCTCTGTTGCCGCGCTGCACATACGTGATCGGGTTGCCCCAGTTGTAGCCAAGTTTGAATTCCGTTACCTGGTTGGCGATGTTATCCGTAACTTCGATGTTGATGTCGTTGCGGATCACCTTCTTACGCTTTAGTGGCTGTACACCCTTTTCGTACTTAAGAAGGAATGCCATCTCAGCCACGTTCTGCCCATGAATCGACACGGCTTCCTGCAGTACCGTGATCACGTTGTCGTACGTGATTCTATCAACGTCCGTGTAAATACGCTTCCGGCCAAGCAGCTCGATGTTCTCTTTTTCGTAAGCACCACTTACCGTCACCATATCACCACCGCCTGTCCGCCCATTTAGCTTTCGGGATCAGCTCCGTCTCATTGGTATCCGCATCGTATTTATTCAATGTGCCGCAGCGAGAGCATTTGATTTCTACGCTTCCCGCGACACGACCAAGCAGTTTCCTGCACTGCCCGCAACGTAGTTCGATTTTCTTCACGTCAGCTCTCCTGCAAACAAAAAGGCCGCCGCCAATGCTGGCAACGGTCTCGGATCCACTATCGATGAAGAGGCGCCTTGCTTTTAGCTTTCGCCTCATCTTAACAATAACATAAAAAATCGTGACATGTGGGACACTTTCACTTTTTTGCGGTTTTTGTATCGTTTTCCTTCTCCAGATATCTATAAAACATCTTCTTCACCGAATCCTCTGTATATCCGGCGCCGAATTTATTGGCGACGTCTTCCCATTGCAGGTTTTCGATGTACCGCAGTCGCACAATCATTCTGATTGGACTGCTCTGCACGTTATGCATGAATTCCTCTATCTCATTTATCTGCGCCAGGATCCGGTCATCCAGAATCTCAAGATGCTTCTTCCTCAGCCTCAGCAACCCACGCCGGATCTCTATATCATCGTTCGGGAATCCTTCGATCACAAAACGCTGGATTCCACCATACCCACCCTTGACCGAATCGATAACCGTGCCATCGCTCTCCAGTTTGGCTATACGCCGCTCAAGACGATCAATGCTAGCCTCTACTTCATCCCGTTCCTTCATCAGGCTTGTATATTGTGACAAAAGCTCCTTAGTGATCATTCTTCTCCCTATCACATTGCAATATTCATAATACTCGCGATCTGCGAATCTCCGTCAGCTCCCTCGTGGATTGCCAGCATCGTGACCATATCCGGCGCGTCATCATGCGTATTCTTCGACAGCTGGCTATATGAAGTCAGCGCCGCCATAAACTGTCCGTACTCGCTATTAACAAGATATCCATCAGGATTGTCGACTGACCGCGGTTCCAGGAACAGAACGTGCTGCAGCACCCATTTGCTATTTACGATAATCCTGGTCTCTTTATTTGCCGTCGAGTATTTCTTCTCGATGACACATCGCCCGCCACGCTTATCGATAATCTTCTGGATCTCATCGCCGGTCCGGACGCCCTCTTTATTGGACTCAATCTGACAGATCTGGACATTGTTTCTGAGCAGACATTCCGCATTCAGATCATCCAACAGGTAAGGATCGATGTTGCGGTACACCACATCCGTCAGGTAGTAGTCAGCACCATACTGCACGAAGACGCCCAAAGTGTTGTAGTCGCTGCCGGTACCCTTCGGATCCAGAAACGCCCATACAGCATCCGGGTTCTTATCGGGCGGCAGCTTCTTAAATCTCCGCAGCATATCCGGCTCAAACAGCAGGCCCTCACGCTCAATTGGCTCATTTTTATACAGGCACTTGTACGTCACATCATCCAGGCTGTTCTGGATGTCCGCAAAATACTTCTCGTCGAAACCTACACCATATTCGTAATTGCAATTACTCTCGCCAGTCTCGGGATCAACATCCGGGAATGCCAAAAACCTGCATCTTACATCGTCGCCATACTGCTTCTTCAGCCTGCCAATAACATCCCACACGCTCCATCTGGTAGCAATATGCAGCTCTTTTACGCGCCGGCCCTTCCTGCCGCCCTTCTTACGTGTCTTCAGGTCCGTGTTGTATCTCTGCCATAGCTTATCGAGACGTATTTTCGACAACGCCTCTTCAATTCCGGAACAAAGGTCATCGCAATACAGCAAGCCGTCAGCACGAGTAACGCCAGTCTGAGAAGCGCCAATGGCACGGAATGTGATGCTCTTAAATGGTTTGAATTTATTGAGGTTGATTGTCTCTTCTTTGGCATTGACGTCTTGTATCTCCACATTCGGGAATATTTCTCTCCAGGTATACTCCGCGATCTGCCCCTTCTTCAGGTCCACGCCGATGATATTGCACAAAACGTCATACACCATCCTGGTGACATGGCCGGAGTGCGACGAAAAAAGGTTACACGCATCCGGATCCCAACCAATCCAGCCAGACAGTAACATCTCTCCGAGCGTCGTCTTACCAAATCCTGGCGGGCCCGATAACGTAAGGATATCCAGCTTATCGTCTATCAGGTCTTGCAATGCCTGCACGATCCCTAACTTCAGAAATTGCTTTCTACGCGGAAGGTAAAACCTGCTCTCTGGTTCCCTGTATCGCTCAAGATAGATCAGATAACTATCCAGATCACGGTTCTGCGCCAGAAACAACATTGCCTGCCAGTACAGCTCCTGAAATGACGGATCAGTACGCACCATCAAAGCACAACGGCTCTTGACAGTACGCATCTCGTGCTTCGCCCGCTCAATGTCATCGTCCTTGATAGCTATAGCCATGTCATATAGCATCTGCAGATTATTCAGCTCTGACAGGTCGAGTGTATGTAGTTTTTTAATTATTTGGAGATTGCGTTCGAGATCATTCATTGCATGCTTATTTCGAGATTACGATCGAGATCACTCATTATTTTTTAAAAAAGTGCAGGTATTGGAATAGGCTCCTGCACCATGACTGCATTTTTTGTATGACCTAAAGGGTTTTGTCGGTTTGGAGAGGAATATGCAGTCGGCCTACATGTATGACAATGACATTTATCGCGAGTATTTACCTACATTTCCGACAAGGATGGAAAACACGTGGGTGTATCGCTGCTAGGTTAGTCTTGTCTAACTTTTATATCCACATCAAAATCGCACTTCCTACAATCGTGATCATCATCCAGGTGAACCCAACTATCGATGCACGATCTTTCTCTGTGTTCCAACTCAGTCCTCGCATGAAGTATGCAATCACTATCAGCATGATCACACTCGATATCGAGATGATGTATCTCAGGATTGTAAGTATGGCAGTCATATTCATAGGTGTTACCTGCAGGGAGCCTTTTTTATTCTGGGGATATTTTTGGGGGTAACTTACCGCCGGAGCGCGTCCAGATTTAACCCCCGGCCGGGTGTCTGTCGCCGCGGGTCCTGCCGGGCGTCGCCGGGGCTTGTGTGTGTGCTTTCGTTCCATCTATAGAAAAAACCGCTGTTTTCTGTATAGATGAAACTGTATGTTGCGTGCTTATAGTATGCTTATGCAATATGCTAGTGTGCTGTGCTGTTATAAGCCGCTATGCTATGCGCTATTGTCTGACTATTAGATATAATTATCTGACTATTTCTCTATGTAGTCCGCGTCAATAGGTATATCCTGCTCTATCTGCCGCGCGATCTCTTCCGGCGTCCGCTGTGCTGTGGGTCCTTGTGATGTGGTGACTTCTAGTGTTGTTTGGTCCTGCAGTCCGTCGTAATTCTTCCCCATGAAAATATATGTCACTGGGTTTATCTTTCCATTTAACGCTAAATTCTCCCGGTATGCACCAATAGACCGGCTCGCCCTTTTTAGCATGTCTATGCAATCGGGGCTTACTTTGCTCTTAGATTTCCCTGTTATAACGTTGTTGAAATCCTG